TTTTTATGGTACATATGGATCCCTCCAAACCAGACATGGGGGTCTGCACCATTTACACTTGCCTCTGGCAGACAAGGGTTGTCTTGATTGAAAAAGTCTTGTTACATTACTTAAAACTAATAGGCACAGCTCTCACTATGGAAGCCCCTGCGATACAAAGTTGCCGCAGCCAGACATCCTAGCTCAGAACACTGCTATCCTAAAACTAAAACTAACTTAAAATTATTACCCAACCAACCCGGGCGGAACACTAAAAATCACCATCACCGCTTAATCGCAAAAAGTGTCCCTGGTTTCGTCAATTTGATTAACGAGCGTTTTGACGATAAACCGCTCGGGCATTTTGCCATAGCTCGCGTACTTAGAGTTCGCAAGCATCTTCCATGGCTTAGGTGCTACGTCCACTCCCATTTCTTGGAGTTTTCGATACACATAGCGCATTTCTTCTTCATACTTTTCTTGGCCATATTCTGCCAAGTAGTGTTGAAACGTCTCAAAGTTGTCGCGGAACGCCAATTCTCGGTCCCGGCCATCCTTAGTCCAATTGAGCAATTCGTTAACCGGCGCGAGATCTAACGGAGCCCACCATACGTCTTGATACCTTGTGTCCTGACGAAATCCACGTTTCAAAAACGTGAACTCCGAAAGAGGTAAAAATGGTACGATAGTTCCATCTTTCTTCGCGCTAGTGTAAGTATAGCCCATGGCTTCCAAAGCTAGCTGGATGTTGATCATGTTGAACCACTTCGCATAAGGAGAAGTTTCTCCACCATCGTCGTCGCCGAAATATGCCTCCGTGACATTAGCGTTGTAATCCGCCAAGTCCATGGACACAAGTTCTGGGTCAAAATCTTCCACCATCTGGTAATTGTCCGCATCTTCATGCTCCGTGTACAAATTACACCAGATGTACTGGTAAACAGCCCGCATTACGCACGCATTCACGTACGAATTCATTACAGTCGTCAAAATACATCCCGACTTATTGCCATGTAGAGTTTGGTACAAAACCCAACTCTTAGACGCAAAGTTGTAGAAAATATGGAACGTCTGCATGAAATCCGCAAACAAAATTGTGCGAGCACGGAAATGTTCATCTTGGTAAAAGTCCTGAATCAG